CGTATCTTTGGCCCTGACAACACGCTCTCTTATGTGGCGGTATTCCGGTAATGCCATTAGCTAACCAACAGCTTGTAGTAGGCGATTTCTCCGGTGGGATTACAGACTATGTTCTGGATGCCCAGCCTAATCAGTCTGCTACGATTGAAAATCTTGTCATCAACAAGAACAAGAAGCTTGAAACCGTAACTGGGAGCGACATCTACAATGCTCTTTATCCTCAGATTCCAGATGGCAACGTACGCATTACTGGGCTTTTTAAGAGTCTAGATCCACAGCTCTATGTGACTTCTGCTCGGAAGATCTGGTATCCCGGAACCTCTGCTTGGACAGAGCTTGTGGGCCCCTCGTCCAATCCTGCTTTCTCTGTTGGCACTACTTCTACGTTTGTATCAACCTCTGAGTGGAACGGGCATACTTACGCAGTCAACTCCGACTACGCAACTCCTATTAAGATCTACAAAGGTGCATCAGCTCCTCAGGTCCGTACTGCGGGGTTGCCTAATCTTGCTACTAATCCTGTCTGTACTCCACATAATGCTGGTACTGCGCATAGTTATATTTATGCGTTTCATTACGAATATACCTATGTAGTAGATAGCGTTACTACGTTTCAGGATATGGGGCCTGTAACTTATGTCCCAATGACTGCCAATCAAGAGATTGATGGCTCTCATCCTACGGCAATTACAGTTATCCCTACGCTGTCTAACGGCTCTACTCTTAACTACGACACTGCCAATATTAAAGTGTTTATTTACCGTACAATTAACGGTGGGACTACTTTCTATAAATTGGGCGAAGTTACAAACGGCACAGCGACTTACACAGACTCAGCAACTGACGCATCTATTCTTTCTAACTTCCTTCTCTACACTAACGGCGATGTGCTCGACAACGACCCCCCGCCCCAGTGTAAATACGTCCACATCGTTAACGGCGTAGCATATTATGCCAATATCAAGGATGGGACTAACTACTATAAAAACCAGCTTCGCCAGTCGATTATTGGCGATCCAGATTCTTGTCCTATTGATCTGACGATTGATCTGCTTGAAGAGATCGTTGGCATCTCCTCCTATAATGACAACCCGATTGTCTTCTCAAAGAAGCGTGTTTACCGCTTGAACGGCCAGTACGACGAACTAGGACAAGGTCAAGTCATCTATGAAGACATCACCAAAACTGTAGGCTGTATGAGTCACAACTCCATCGTGCAGACGCGCTATGGGGTATTTTGGGCAGGGGACGATGGATTCTACTGGACGGACGGATTTCAGTTCAAAAAAATCTCAGATACTATCAATGAGCGTTACAAAGATCTTGTATCATCTGATACGCGCCGTTCTCGCATTTATGGAACATTTGATACTGTAGATAACCGAATCCACTGGGCCTGTACTTCTGGCAGTGCTTCTACAGATAACGACTGTCTGTTCACGCTTGATCTCCGCTGGGGCGTATCAGAAGCAAGTACATTCACTACCCGAGTAGGGGGCGCGTCGTTTGCTCCGACTGCGGTAATTTACTACGGAACAGACTTCCTCCGGGCCGACCGCAGGGGCTACTTGTTCAAGCATAACTCAAGCTACACCACCGATCCGAAGATCAATACTTTGACGGCCTATTCGACCTGGCCTGTTCAGGCGATTGTGCCTAACTACGTTTCTACGGTATTTAACTTTGGATATCCGATGGTTCGTAAGTGGGTTCCGAAGATCCTGCTTTCGATGCAGAACGAGACCGACGTATCAGTGCAGATCAATTCGATCAACGATCAATCCACAACAACGGATGCTCTTCTGCCTATCCGGGTTCGTGAGAATGTCCTTTGGGGCACTGTATCGGCTATCTGGGGCTCTGTAACCCCTTACTGGAGTAACTCTCAGCTTATCGAGCAGATGCGCCGTTTTCCTGCTGGGGGCCTCCGGTGCAGCTTTAAGCAGATCCAGATCACTCAAGCTTATACTATCATCTATAATTCAGACACCTTTGGGGTGGCGGATGTTGATTCTACCACTAAAACGGCTACTATTTTGGGGGCGTTATCCTGGCCCACCGATGCGGTGGATTACTACATTTCATTTGAGCATGATAACTACGCCAAGCAATACCTGATTACTTCGATTGTTGGGAGCGTGGTATCTTACCTTGATCCAAGCACTACGCAACCATCAGATCTTGGGTCTAAATGGCTTATCCAGGGCCAGCCTAAAGGGGAAGTTTTTAATATCCTTTCCTACATCGTTTACTACGCTCCGCTCACCGATCAGTCCTACAGGACCTACCGGACCGAGCAGGATTCGACTGGAGCTAACGCATGAAGCGAAAGTTCTATGTGTCTCAGATTGAAGATGAGTACATGAAGCAGAACATGAAGTCGCTCATGGACTTTTTCAACACTACCCCGTTTCTTAAGGGGCAGTGGCGGTTTATTACATTTACGGTAAAGGCTTCTGTCACGGATCAAAAGCTTGAGCATAATTTAGCGTTTACCCCAGCGGATGTGATTGTAACTTCGGTAATCGGGGGTACAATTACATTTAAGTACGATCAGTTCGATAAGAACTTCTTAGTTTATAGCGCAACTGTGAGTACATCGCCCATGACGGTTCGGGCCATCATCGGCACTTATACGGAGGATACAATCGGTGTATAGCCCTACTTATGCAGATCTGAAGAGTTATTTGGAGAAGGAACTCGACCTTGAAGACGAGACATTCATCACAGCAGATGAGATGCGGTCGTACTTCAACGAAGCGGTCGATATGATCGAGGCATCCATCCACAATATCTACGAAGACTACTTTCTGACCAATGCTTCTCTTAGCATTGTGAACGGCCAGGCCGCATACAGCCTTCCTTCAGACATCTACGCACAGAAGATTCGGAAGGTTCTCTATAACGACGGCGGGGCGTACAAGTACGAGATCAAGCGGGTTAAAAAGCTCGAAGAGACCATGTTCATTCAGACCCCGGATCTCTACAGCTATGTGCTGACTAACGACGCAACGGCGGGGCTTAAACTGACTCTTTTCCCTACCCCTGTCGCTGACCAGCCGTATGGGACGATCTGGTACATCCGTAATGCAAAAAGGTTTACTCAGGATACGGATGTTTGTGATATTCCTGAATTTACCAACGTGCTTGTTCAGTTTGTGCGGTGGAAGTGCCTCTCGAAAGAGGGGCATCCCGACGCTAACCAAGCAGGATCGGATCTGGAACGCATGAAGCAGGAGATGGTCGATACCCTGACTGCTCGGGTTCCAGATGAGGACAACTTTGTTTTGAAAGACATGAGCTTCTATCGTGATTATGACGATTGGAGATTTGGCGGAGGGCAATACTAATGGCTGAGAACTATAAGAATCCTTACAATATGCAATCTAATATGATGGGGCAAAACCCAGGGTATACCCCAATGACACCGCAAGAACTGCAACTTCTTCAAGATCAGTTAAAGTATCAGCAGCAACAGATTGAACAAGAGCGGCAGAAACAAGAGCTTGCAAAAACTGCAATGCCTGAGCTTACCTACAATCCTATTGTAGAAACCGAAGGCCCAGATGGTAAGAAGACTATCGGTCTTCGTGAAGAACTCCAGCTCCGTTCTCCTGAAGAATTTATTACTGCCGAAAAGGGCCGTATGGGGCTTGCTCAGACCCAGGCAGCGGATCAATTAAACCGCGCCCTAATGCAGCAGCAAGCACAACAACGCGCGGCTGCTATGGCTCGTGGTGGAGTTCGCGGTGGGACAGGAGCCCTTGATCGTTTCTCTATGCGGGAGGCAATGCTTGGGAAGCAGAGACTTGCAGGGCAAGGGCTTGAGCAACAAGCCGAGTTCGCGTCTAAAGCGGAACAACTTCGTTCTGAGGCCCGCGCAAAGCAGGTCGGTGCTCTGGGAGGAGCCCTTAAAGATGTAGAACAGTTTAATCTTGAACGGTGGAAAAAGATGAAAGATGTTGAAGCATCTAAAACTCAAGCAGAAGCCACCCGATCCGCAGGAAGCGGTGGTAAGTAAGTAAGTATGATCGAAATAGCTCAAATCTCAAAAGATCAGCTTGATGAGGCGTTTATTGAAAATCTCTACAAGAGCATTTTCGACTATGAACGCCCTGCTGACCACTTTCGGTTTGATTTGTGCATGGTCGCCAAGAATGAAAAAGGCGATTTAATGGGATTCTGCTTGGCTCGGGAGCTATCTAAAACTGTGGTAGAGCTGGCCTGGGGTGGGACATCCAAAGAACATCGCGGTGCGTCTACATTGATTGGGTTAAAGAAGATTACCGATGTGTGCCTTGAGCACTATGAATCGGTGGTTTTTCATACTTGGAATAACAATATTAAAATGATTAAAGTTGGTTTAGCTCTAGGATATACTATCATTGGAACTAAGCTTAGTGATTTAAATGAGATAATGCTCATTTTTAATAAGAAAAGAGGAGGCTAATATGCCGATACCATTTGGAGCTTGGGTAGCACTTGCAGGATTAAACGCAGCAATGGCTGCTTCTAAAAAAGCGCAGCAAGACGCGGCAAGACAACGAGAAGCAAATTTAAGAGCGGCTGAGATCGAGGCTGCTCCTTGGACTGGCAGAGCGCCGACTACTCAAGTTAGTACCCCATCAAGCAACATCTGGGGAGAACTTGCAGGAGCAGGAGTAAACACTCTTGGACAAGGCATGGCTCTTCAACAATCAGGGTTATTTACTGAAGGAGCAGAGCTTCCAGGTGCTGAACTGCCCGGAGGATATGATGGGGGGGCTACTCTTACGCCTTCTGCTCAAGCCGCTATGGATAGAAGTGCTATTCAGGAAAATGTTAGCACTATGTGGCCTTGGGAAAGCAAACGAACTTCTTGGTTGAATACTTTAAAATCCTCAAGATAATTAAGGATATATTATGGATAGTCCAGTACAGCCCCAAATTACAGCAGCAGCTATCCAGCCGGATATGACTGAAGAAGAAATGAAGAAACAACTTCTTGCACTTCTAGGGCAGTCTTTCGGGCAGCAAACTCAACAAATTGAAGCCCTTCAGAAACAGGCTGAAGCAGAGAAAAAGCGACAAGAAGAAATGGGAGTTTTGGGACGACTTGACCTACGTCCATTTGCCCAAGCCGCTAAAGGATATGGAGCTACTAACGTAGCTATTCCAGAAGAAGCTCCAGTAGATAGAACAGCTATTCTCAGCAAACTTCAAAACGCTGTATCAGAAGCTCAACAAGGGCTTACTAAAGAACAGGTAAATGCACTTAAAGGGATGCTTGAAGATAAGCGGTCTGCCCAAGCTGGAATTTCTCAGAAAAACCAAGAAATCAGGATGTTTAATTACGCCCAGGGTAAATACTTAAAACCTGCCGAAGATTACTTGAAAGGATCAGGACAATACAATTTTGTGCGTAATGAACTTGCTACTGGTCAGCCTTCAAGAATTAATAGGGCATTATCTCAGTACGCTCGTATTATGGGCCAAACAGGGGTTCTCACGGATAATGATATTCGCTTGCAACTCCCTCCTACATTTGTATCTGCGTTAGATAGGGCATATACATATGTAACAGGAAATCCAGAAGCAGAGCTTCCACAAGAGATTGTCACAGATCTTCTAAGTACTCTTGATTCGGGGCAAGTTGCAACTCAACAAGCCTACAAGAATAAATTAGATCTTACCCATCAGAGCTTTTTGCAAGGGCCTTATGCAGGTATGCCAGCATTAGATAATTTGTATGCACAATCCTCTAAAACAATTCTTGGCAATGCAAAACCAGCAAAAGGCGGCGCTCCTGGGGGATTGCCTCCAGCCGCAGATATTGAAGCAGAAGCTAAGAGAAGAGCTGCCGCAAAGAAAGGTAAATAAACATGGATCTTTCTAAACTGAGCGACAAAGATTTTGAAGCATTACAAGCAGGTAAACTTCAAGATATGTCCGATGAAGGATTTGCATATCTTCAATCTCAAAGCGCCGCAGAACCCAGTATACCTGTCAGTAAAAAAGAACCAGGAATACTTGAAAAAGCGACTCGGGGGCTTAACCTCGCTGGAGGAGCAGTTCGCGGAGCGATTGCGGGGGCAGTAGAACCTCTTATTGGTAAGGATATTGTATCTGCCGAAGAAGTAAAATCTGGAACTGTACCAGGCGCTTCTGAACTTATGGCACGAGCAGGAATTCCAGAAGGATTCTCTTTATCCGATATTGTCCCTTCTATGTATTCTCAAGATGGTGAAGGACTTGCTCTTGAAAAAGGTGGGATGTTTGATCCTACGGCTCGGGGGACTGCTGGCCTTGCCGCAGATATTCTTACAGATCCTCTAACTTATCTTGCAGCTCCTTTAAAAGCAGCTCAGGTGGCTCGTGCGGGCACAGCGGCAGGGAAAGCCCTTAAGCTTGGTGAAGTATTGATCAATCCTATCGGAGAAGCCGTAGGAGCTGCGGGAGCGGGGCTTAAAAAGGGCGGAGAGAAATTCTATAAATCTGCGTTTGAAAAAGCAGATCAAGCTCTAGCTACTCGATATGGAAAAGGATCTATTGCAGATATTCTTAAATCTCGTGGGTTTAAAGGATCGGCTGAACAAGCCCTAGAGAAGACCTCCGAAATTAATCAAGAACTTGGTAAAAAGATCGGTACATTTAGAGAAGCTGCGGATCTTACAGGTATTCTTGAAAAACCATTAAACTTTGAGGCCGCAGAAAAAGTAGTGCAGAAATACAGGGTATCTTCTGATCCTGAGATGATGGGTATAGCGGACAATCTTCAAGAAATTCTTGATAGCTATAAGGGAATGCCCCCTAAAACTGCTACCGAACTTGCTACCGTTAAGAGAACTAATCTCGACATGGCAGGAGGCGATACCGCATTTGATATGCTTAAATCTTCTCCAGATCGCGCTAAAGCAGAGCTTCGTAGGGCAATAGGTAAAAGCCTTGGTGAAGCGGAGGATTCAGCGGTTAAACAAGCACTTCCTCCTGAGCAATATAAAGAATATCTAAAGACTAAGCGTGATTATGGAGTGACGACTAAATTTGCTCAAAAAGAACTGAATAAACTTGCTCGCGCTGAAATGACTCGTACTGGAGTTGCTCCTAGTGCAGTAGATATTATGGGAATGGGAGTAGCTGCTGCTGCTGGAAGCCCTATAGGAATGGGTGCAATGGCAGCTAAAAAAGCTAGGGATATTATGCGTCTTACTGGGACTAAAACCCGTCTTGGGCCTATGATGGAATCTGTAGGAGGAGGCATCGAAGCAACAGCCGCTAAGATCCCCCCACAAGTATGGCTTGAAATGTTGAGATCTAAACCAGAAGGAGAACAGAAATGAAAATGAACAAAGAAGATATGGCTAAGATGGAGAATGAACCAGGCGAAGGCATGATGCACGAAAAAGCAGAAGGCCCAGCTTACGAGAAAAAAGAAGATGTAATGGAAGGCGAAGACTCTGGCGAAGAAGATATGGGCGAAGAGTCCGACTGGCAAGCTAACTGCGACGCTAACGACCTCCTCCGCGCTGCTGAGATCAAGGCTGACCCTATGCGTATGAAAGCTGCCCTTGAGATTCTGGGGCAGAAGAAAAAAGCCATCGACTCTATGGAAGAGCTGATGGCTGTTCGTAAAGATAAGATGATGGAGAAGAAAGGGTAAGCATCATGGCTGATGACATCTTCACAGTTCAAAGAAAGCCTTTAAGCTGGCAGGAAATGACTCGTCAGGCAATGGCAGAGGAAGCTCGTAAGCAAACTCCTATGGGCTGGGAAGTCCCTGTCGATCAGCTTTATGCTCCGTCTTCTGATGTACCTGTTTCTGGGGGATTCGCCCCAGGGGGAGCAGAGTATGATCCTACTCCTGAAATGATTGCCTCGATGGTTCCTTGGGGAGCCATGACTAAGGGAGCAATAGCAGAACTTAAAGCGCTAGGAGAACTGGGAGCGATTGGAAGGGATATTAGTCTTAAAACTCCAGAAAGAGCTAAAGAATTAGTTAATATTAATCTGCCAAAAGGTATGCACCGAATAGGTGGAGAATCTATTCCTGCAAGAGAACTTCAACTTCCAAATATTCGACCAGAACTTAAATCGGCTAAAGTACTAAAACAGCGTCCTGAAGCAAAAGAATTATTAGGCACTTCTATCGGACAAGGAGAATCTGTACGAGAGGGAGATATTGCCAACGCTATTGAAGCAGCGATTCGGGCAATCCGTTATGAAAGAAGACTGCCCAAACCGAAACTGCCTAAGTAATTAAAGATTCCCAAGATCGGCAATGAAGGGCTCAAGCACCGTAAGATCGCTTGGGCTCACATTGACTCCCCTAAGCTCGGTGGCGAAAAGAGGGCTCACTTCAATCTCAAACTCGGAATCAAGGTACTGTTTCACCTTGCCGTTAAACGTCTCCGAGTCCTTCAGCTTATAGCCTACCGCTCTGCGCTCCTCGCCTTCGCCCTGGTATTCGAAGATAGGCTTCCCCTCAGCATCGTGCTCGCCGTACACCTTAAGCAGATCCGTCATGAACTTCACATGGTCCTTCTGCTTCTGGTCCAGCTTGTCCGCATACCGCTTCATCTTGTATGCCGCATCAAACGGCATCTTCTCATTCATCATGGCCTGGAATACGGCGTACAGACGGTCGTTAATAAGAATGCTATGCTTTAGTTTCATTTGCTATGTCCTCCAACTTCTTCATTACTACGTCGATATTCTCAGGATAAACAAGAGTCGCGTAGCCTCCACTCTCGTTTATTTTAGCTAGATTATACAACTGAAGCTCAGTGGCAGGAGCCCTGTCACTACGCTTCAACTCAAGCCCTACGAACCTCCCGTTCACACAAAGCAGCAGATCCGGGGTCCCGTGGATCGAAGTCTGCTGAATGGTGAAGGTCACCGTTCTCGGCAGTTTCCTTAGCCTCGACAGAACGCGCTTTTTGAAAGTCGATTCTTTTGGCAAGCTCGTCTTCATCTATATCGTTGAGTCTACCCCAACTCTCACCAATAGCAACCGAAGTGCTCATAGGTAGGCCGTTTTTTGGCCTATATACTCTCGCCATAATTTCTTGAATTGCGGGTACAAGATGCAGTTCATCTTCCGCCATTTCAAGCTCGATAGAATCATGGATCGTAAGTATAATTTTAGACTTATAGGGCTTTAAGAACTCATGCACCTCAATCAAAGCTCTTCGCATGATCTCCGAACCGGAGGATTGGATGATGTAATTAGGCCCCTTATAGGCGAAGTTGCCCTGCTTCTTCACTCCATCCTGCTCGAACTCAATAGCTGGGAAGTGCAAAATACGACCTGCGAAATTGAATATATACCCCCTACTATCAATCGTCGATTTAATGGCGGAGATAAAGTTGCTCACCTTTCCGAGCTTTGAGAAGTACAGATTCTTAAGTTCGGTGGCCTTCATAACCGGAATGTTTAGCATTGTCGCAATCTTCGGCGCTGCTGCACCATACAACAGCGCAAAGTTCAGCACCTTCGCAGAATGCCTATCTACGCCCATCATCTTGGCCGTAGCCGAATGGACATCTACTCCTGCGTTGATTTGGGAAATAAGATCACGTTCTCCGGCATAGTCTGCGGTGAGTCGGTACTCTTGGGCGGAGTAGTCGATGGAAACGTAAACGTAACCTTGTCTAGCCCTAAATGAATCTCGAACCCTCCAGTCCCCATCGTCCTCGCTGTTAAGAGTCTGAAGTGCAGGGTCGGTGATAGAGAATCGGAAGGTGTCTGCGGCAGCCTGTTTGATATTAGGTCGTACAGTGCCTTCTGCATCTCCGCAGTGGGTAAAATTATTGTAATAGGTGTTGAGCCGTTTGGTGGCATCTCGGTACTCACGGATCACTCCAGCGATAGGGTGGTCGATTTTTTCAAGAACTGCGTCTGTAAAGCTTGCATTGCCCTTTGCGGTAGTACCTCCCACAATCCCATTTGCCCCGAAGACCTGGGATAAGTGTTTATTGCTGTCAATAAGCTCTGTGCCAGTAAGTTCGGTGAACTGCGCTTTCGCGGCTTCGATCCGGCTCTCTTCCCGTTCCTTGGCTTTTTTGATGTAGTCATAGTTCAGCTCCATTCCCCTCTGTTCGATGTCAAACAACACTTTAGTCAGTTTTCTCTCGGTTGCAATCAGATCCGAGAACTTCCCAGGATACCCCTTAATCTTCCCGTACTGCTCGGTGAGTTCCTGTACTTTGGCAACCTGAGCCTTGTAAATCTCATAGGTAAGCTCTGCGTCTTTTAACGCATACTTCGATACGATCTCAAACGGGACTCGGTCGAATCGGGGGTTTTTAGTAGCGCTCTTCTTCCCCGGAATCTCTACCTTATCAAACAGCTTATGCTCTTTGATGTAGTCCATCAGATCCCCGTCCTTGCTCCCGAAGCCCATGCGCTCGGCCACTGAGTTCAGGCTGTAGGAGAGGTGGCGGTTATAAATGCACTTGTCTACCACTAGCACATCCCAAGGATCGAAGTCCGTCTCCCAGCCCTCTTTGCAGAGGAAGTGCATGTCGAATTTGGCATTGGCAAATGCTATCTGCTTGCCCTTCACAGCCTCATAGATCAGAGGGATTACGGCGCGGTCTAGGGCAGATGCTTCAAGGCCAAAACTAAAATAAAACCCACCGCGCTCTCCATGCACCGAAATAGCAAATAGCCGATCACCGTGATAAGGTCTAAGACCACTTGTTTCTGTGTCAGCTGCGAGAGAATCACAAGCCCTAATGCTTTCAATAACACTGTCGAAATTCTCGTTAGTAACAATCATGGCCCCTTATAGTCCTTCAGAATTATAGTCGGAAAGTCGAACGTCAGTTTTTCGTAGTCGCACTGCTTAAGCAGCTTCACCCACCATTTATTATTCCCATCCCATAGGAATCGGTGGGCTTTAGCCTTCTCTCTGTTGTCATAGCTAACATTAGCCCTGACCCAAATTTGAGGTGACTTGGCCCGTTCCATTATGACCTCAATCGGAAACCGAAAAAGTAAAAGTGCCATTAAATCAACATCATGCCGAGCACTATGGGCCGAAGGATTAACTATCCCGAACTCTGCTCCGAGATAGGTGAGCTTTCTCGTCTCGATGTGCTCGGGCCAGGGTACGTCAAAGCGGGTATCTACAAGAAGCGGAAGCTCTGGGAGATCCATTCCGAGACGGGCTACCTCGTTCTTCAGTAGAGGCAGATCGTAATTATGAAAGTTATGAGCCGCGACAAAATCCACGTTAGCACTGTGCTCAAACAGATTAGCAATAGCCGTAGTAAGCGGCGCTCCGAATTTCTCAAGTTGTTCTTTAGAGATCCCCGTGATCTGAGCTGCTACGGGGTCGATCTCATACTCCCCCTCTGGTAGTATGAGTGAGCTGTAGTGATAAAGCTCTTTTTTTTCTTCAATATCCCAAACTGAAAATGCGACCTGAGTAATGCGGGCCGTTTGGACATCTTTATCGGTTGCTTCAAAGTCTAAAAATAAGCCTCGCATATTTCCCCCTAAAAATTCCCCCCGGCCCTTCCCCATCAGAAGACCGGGGGGTTCTAACGCTATGTTAGAATGGCGCTTCCTCTTCGATGATCTCTTCACCTGTCTGGATCTGAGCACCTTGAGAAAGCATTGTCTGGAGGTTTTTTGCCTCCATCGCAGCACTGCTCATAACGTCAGTTGGTATTTTGACGCTACGATCAGCGTTCGCTGTGAACACGAACCATTTCCCTTTGTCGTTCTCTACTTGCTTCACACCGATGTCATAAGCACAAGCGTACGGGGGAACGCCACGCTGCACTGAATTCATCAGTTGAGTAAGCATAGGACGACCAGCAGAGTTGATGTTTCGTGATCCACGGAAACTGAGCATATACTTCGACTTGGTTTCGTCGCCTACGACAAGGACGAAAAAGTTAAAACATGGGTAGTTGAAATACTTCACTCCATCTTTCACTTCTTCATACTGGCGTTCGCCATCATAGGCTTCGATGCCATGAAACTCTTTCTTGCCGTTCACTTCCTTCTGTACCTGATAGCTCTTCTGGAAGTAGAACGGAACTACTTTAGCCGCACCCTTTTTACCGCCAAGAACCTTGTTCTCCATGTTCTCTACGATGTCGCCTTGATTGGCAATACCGTCAGCGCACACTTTGCTCATGGCCTGAGCAATGTAGATCAGGGGGATCTTGATGTCCTTGGATGTCACAGTGTCGAGACCAAACGACATACCATTTGGGATCTCACACGCTACCCGCAGTTCTTCGTCTTGTTTATTCACCAATTCGTTTTTCTTCGTCATGTTCTTATTTTCCTTTTCGCATTGAGACAGTGACTCTTGCTTCCGGGGCATCAATCCCTGGGAGCACTTTAGTCGGATCAGCTCCGTCTCCAAGCTCATCCAACTTACTTTTAAAAAATCCATTCAATGTCTGATGATTCATTGTAAGCATCGAATCAAGACCGTTGTCAATCAAGTACTGCCGAAACTTTGCAGCGTTCTCTCCATCCTTCGGAAAGCTCACCTGATACTTAGTAACAAGGCTAATTTTCCCAGCACCTGGAGTCTCATGATTCAAACGCCCGGTGGCTTCCAGAATGTTCTGGATCTTTATCTGCATGGCTTCATACTCACCATGTTTCTCCGATGCCTGATCCTTCAGTGCTTCATACTCCGAACGGAGTTCAAAGCACTTCTTAACCATCGCATCTATTTCTGCAAGTGTTGTCTGATCTAGTGGCTTCTCGTCGAAGCCGAAATTTAATTCGTCCATTTAGTCCTCCTTACTTTTTGATTATCATATCAGAGCATCGTTGCAAGCTGTAAAATATCCGTTGATAAATCTTTCTTAGACTGAAGCGCTTTAAGCACTGCGACATCAAGCGTCCCTTCGCTGACCAAATCAATCCTAGTAATGCTTGTATGCCGCTCAGATCCACCACGATACGCGCGCGCCTCCGACTGAAGATCATGTTCAAGCGAATACCCACGGCTGAAGTAAATCATGTAATTTGCCGCTGTCAAATTGACACCCGTTCCACCCGCAGCCTGGGACGCTACCATAACGCGCACTCCATCATCCGACTGAAACGCATTGATTTGATCCTGCTTGTCCTTGATCTGTCCAGTAAGCTCTGCATACCGAACACCAAGCTTATTGCACACATTCCTAACCACTTCATGATCCTCATGGAATATCGACCAGACAATCACCTTGTTCTTTGGCGTAATGTCCTCTAACAGCTCTTCCAATGCGTCGGCTCGGGGGTTTATATTGAAACGATACACAGATCCATCATCAAGCTTCATGAAGCCAGAGAGGATCTGTTGCATCCTGAGCGCTTTTGTAATCGCAAGCTGTGCTACTGCCACACCGTTCTTGCACACTGCCAAGAAGTCGCTCTTCATCTCGTTATATGCCCGCTTCTGCTCGGGACTCATATCGACCGGGATCATGGTCCTGACCAGTGGCGGAAGATCCAAGCACTCGTCTTTTGAGGCATGAATGGAAATCTGAGAGATAATACTCTTTAAAGATTCTTTTGCGGATAGCTTTGTCACCCACTTAGGGAAGTGGGCGTGTTTGGGCATGAACTTGTTCTTGTCCTCGAAATACCTGGCCCTGAACTCGAAGAAGTTCTTCCCAAGCCGCTTGCCTCCATCCAAGATCCGATACTGCGCAAATAGATCCATCTCGTTATTCAGCACCGGAGTCCCTGTCAGGATCATCCGATACTTCACGGGCAGATTGCCCATCTGGTCGCTGATCTTAATCAAAGCTTTAGTCCGAAGAGCCGTAGGTCCTTTGACTCGGTGGCTTTCATCAAGGATCAGAAACTCGGGGGGATTCGATAGAAACGCACTGGCAAACTTTTGATTTGCAAGTGCTTCAAAGTTAGTGATGAATATGCTGTCTTTCGGAAGCACATTCACCATCTTAAGCCGATCTGTCACGGCTCCTTGCAATACAAACACTTTATCGAGCGGAATCTTCGTGTACTTCTGGATCTCGTCCCTCCAGTTATACACAACCGCCGAAGGACCTATAATAAGAGTACGTAGGATGCGGCGATTCTCGTTCATCCTGGCCCGGAGGATTTCAAGTGCAGTCCGAGTCTTCCCCGTGCCCATTTCAAACAGCAACGCACAATCGGGGTTCTTCTTGCCTAGTTCAATACCACGAAGTTGATGATCCCAAAGTGGAGGAAGTTCTTTTTCTACCATTTCGCGAACTCCTTATGCATTTTTTTAGCGGCTTTTACATAGGCTTCATGAGCTTCTTTTGCTGTTTTAAAAGTGCCTAAATAAATATGCTTTTTATACGCAGCAATTTGAGCAATCCATTTTCCTGGAGTTGGACTTTTAGTCACACCTTTATAGCCACTAGTATTATTAGATTGTTTAGGCCTATTAAACTTATTGGTAAAATGGTTACACTTACGCAAGTTCTTTTTTCTATTGTCTAGCCCGTTTCCATTTTTATGATCAATATATTTTTCATTTAAAATAAAACAATGCATATAAACGCAAGTGACTTTGTTTTTGTGCTGGGATTTACGATAAGCATACCCAAGTGGATTGTATGTCCACTTCCATTGAGTAAGATATTCAAAATCTTCATCATCCACTAAAGCAAATTTACCCTGAGTTAATGGTATTTTTTTCATTAGTCCTCCTCATCCAAAAAGTACAACAAGTAGATAAAACGGCAAAAACATCCCCGTCAACACTAGCAATAGTTCGACAACAATAATCAGCTTTTTCATTAGTCCCCCCTGTCAGATTTAGCGTTTCATTACATACTTTAAAGCATCAAATACAACTGCACCAAAGAGAGCGCCAAAAGCAAAGGCACTCCCCAATACCATCATGTAGCCTACTTCAAACAACAGATCCGAAAATGTCATATAGTCCTCTCAATACCACTCCCCCAGGAATCGAACCTGGCTCTCGCACGATCTCTATTCGTGCCACTCTGCCACTGAGTTAGGGAGCTTCCCGTATTATCACTTGCCTAGTTTCTTCTTGGCAATCGCTTTCAACTGATTCAGAGTTTTTGGTTTCTTACGTTCAGGAATGTTCTTCGGTGTTTCCGCATTCCACTCATCGAACGTCTTTTGGGTGATCTCACCCTTCTTCACCATAGCTCCGAACTTCCTACGCTGGGCCATACTGCGAAACGGCATAATACATCCTCCTATTCGTCCATCTTACACAGGCGGCAAGCCCTTGCATAGACGTACTCGCCCACCATGTACGGCACAGACTTGTTAGGCACTGTCTCGTCCACTTCGTCGAATCCGACAATGTGCATCATCTGGCGGGCAAAATAACCGCAAAGTTCTGGCATCGTCGCAACGTCAAAGTAATCTTCATAGGTACTGATGACATTCGCCACCACTGATCCGGTGGATTTCTTATCCAGCCACTTCTTAAACCAGCCCCGCTTGATGAGCGTCCAGGTGAACCGATACTGCTGACGGTTGAACATCTGGGACACCACCTCTACGTTCAGAAGGTTCGGGGGGTTTACCATATCCCCAAACCGCTTAGAAACGAACCATGCCTCGAATTCGAATGAATTGAGGATATGCTCGGTAAGCTCGACTGCTCGAAGCTGCTTTGGGTTCAACTTTGCATTCGTCAGAAATTTCATCTCAGCCGCCCTTCGTACTTCTTAGGATTTGAAAAGTACTTCTCCACTGCGCTCACGGCTTCGCCCTGGGTCTTAAAACATCCAAGATAAATGCGCTTGTAGCTCACGTTGATGCGGGCAATATAGCGGTACACTTTTCCCTCGCGTTTGATGGCGAATACATATCTTGGTTTTCTCTTGTTCACGTTCATAGTTCGTCTCCTAGTACTTCAGTAATTAGTTCTGGCCCATATCCCATTTCGATCAGTTTCTGCCTGATCTGTGCGTACGCCGGGGCCTTAGCGTAACAGCACTTTCCGCTGATCTTCAACTGCTCTTTGAGCAAGTGTCGAAGCTCGTCGTTCTCTTCTCGAAGTCTATCTATCTCTTGTATCGACATTAGTCCTCCTTTAGTTAGCCCCCCTAACCGTCAGCCAATGATTAGGGGGGTTGGTGAGATATTCACCGTTAGGGATAAAGCGCCCTAATCTTCGTAGTCTTCGTAATCGTCATAATCCCCGTCATTCTGCTCATCCCAGAAGCTCTGCACATTTGAGCTTTTGCACTTGGGACAAGCCAGCATATAGCCATTATTGAACGCAGTGTGCCCGCAGTCATAGCAGAAGTGTTCCATGCAAGCCATCACTCCCCACCTTTCAACGCTTCACGGGCAATTTCTACGGCTTTCTCCGAGTCGTGCCTAACACCATAGCTTGTTACCCAAGGTTGACACGCTTTTAACATATCTGCCGTGAACTCCAACGCCTCCCGATAACGGGCGTTTTCGGCTCGGAGGGTTTCGATCTCCTTCTGCAATTCAGTAGTCCGTTCGCTCAGAGATTTTTCCCAAGCTTTCTTATAGTAGTCTGCGTACTCCATAAAATCGCTCATTTCTTCCCACCCCCGCAGGTACAGATGAAAACGAGGCAGCCAAAGTCATGTGTTGTTTCTGTCATAAGTCCTCCTTTACGGAGAAGTTATGCGTCGTATTTGGTAAAGTCAAAATCTTTTTTTGACTTTGGTTTCTTTTTCTTCTTTTTCTCTTCTTCAGGCCACTGCATATCGACCACAAGCTGAATGCCCTCGTCGTCAACTACATAGACAAACTCGTCAGTCAGTGCCTCGTCCTCGACGAACTCCACCGTCCGCTTAATCGGAATGTCCCCAAAAGACCTGAGCTCTGATACGAACTTCTTCCGACTCTTTAAGAGAAGCTTAATACACCTCGGACTACTGACAATGTACGTCGTGTCCTTGTCGTCATACGGCCATTCCTGAATCATCGCTTCCCCCAGTAGTTGTGAAATAAAATGTAAAAGAGCGCATCTTCCAACTGATATATGGCCCGGTGGCTTATGTCGATCCCCCGCTCCTCACACACAGCATGAAGTATTTCATGAATGACGCTTTTTATCTCCTGCTTTTCACTCTGACCCTTCTTTAGCGCAATCTGCCGCACATCAAAGCGGCACTCGCCTAGCGTATCAGGCACTGAGAAATCCTCCACCCATACCACCTCGTACACCGTCTTGTTCTTGACTTTAATACGCGGTGGGATCTTGGGCAGCTTCATTTCTTCACAGACTTCTTCGCTACACAGTTCCATTTGGCGCGGCTAAGCCGCAGCGGACTGTTCGGATCTTTCGCCGCCTTCGGGTGCTTTAACATCTGCCCCCAAGATCTAGCGCAATAAGAGTCTCCACGGCTAGTTCCTGGAGCAATCGAATACCCCTTCGCCCCATATCTGACTGTACGCTCCCGCCCCGTATCTGGATCGGTAATAGTCTTGCTAAACTTCTTCTCGGCCATCGCTCCCCCTAACTAATGAGCAGTCTGATCAGCAGGATCTCTCCTAGCTTCATCGCAGCTCCAAAGATCATCCCGCAAACAATCAACTCAACCTTGCCTATCTCAATCTTCACCTTCTGTGCTTCCATAGGTTCCCCCCCTACTACAAGTCTAAAGGCTCGGTGGTTTTTGCCCACTACTTTTTCTTCTTAGTCTGCTCCAACACTTCCATAAAGCCAAGCAAACACAGCATCTCCAAGTGCGCTTCGATGCGAGACTGCATATAGAAGTCCGCCTTCAGGTTCTCCCGCTCTGCGTCAATACTTTCCAACTTCTCCATGTACGCCTTGATTCTCTCTTCAATCACAGCTTGCCAACCTCCATATTTTTACACTATACCCGCCCTCAATCTCTTCCCTTACCGGACTAATCGAAGTGCAGTACCCCTCTGTAGGCCAATCCCTCAAATACCGCGCCGCAGCTTGCTCCACCGCTTCACGAGTCACCCCTGTTATATACGCTGTTACCGATGATCCACTAGCCATCTCTTTGAATTCCGTCATAGTCAAAAGGTACGCTAGTTCTGCGAGACTTCAAGAAAAAACGGAGAGGAAGATCCCTCTTCCCCTCCGCCTGACGTTCAGAGGACTAATTCTGAAGCAGCGAACGCTGCACCTCCAATGTAAAAATTTAATTGCCTTTGCACAACTGTTTTCTGTACGCTGAGAAAGAATTACATCGGACGGAGAGGACTAACACCACATGACACTCAAAAACTATATCGTACCTTCACTCAATTCGCCTTTGTCTAAAGGCCATATCCAGGCATCCGACCTGCTGTCAAAGATTCAAAACTACAGCGGCTCGGAGGGTTACTACTGCCTATTTGACCTCGAACCCCGCGACTCCTTCCAAGGCTACCGAGGCTTCCACACCCCGGCCCTTGGCTACTACGTCCTCGACTTCGACCACTCCGAAGACGTAGCCCTTGCTCGCACCGACTGCCTCGCCACCATCGCGGCTCTGGGGCTTGAACAGAACACCTACAAAGTCTATTTCTCCGGCTCCAAGGGCTTCCACCTCTACATCCGCCAAGAGTTCTTCGCGCTCACCCCAAGCGAGACCACCGCAAAAGACTTCGAGCGCCTCATCGTACAATTCGCCGCCACCAACAACATCTCCACCCTGGACGACTCGATCTATTCGGCCAACCACAAGTTCCGCCTCCCCAACTCAAAACACCCAAAAACAGGCCTCTACAAAGTAGAACTGACCCGCGAGCAAGTAGAAACCCTCTCCATCGATGAGATTAAAAACTTAGCCAAGTCACCATGTGGGGTGAGTCTGTCCGAGTACGTTACTCCGAGCACAAGGTATGCTCGGGGTAGCGTCTCGGTTAACCCTTCAGGCTCGGTGGGTTTGAGCCTCGCCTCCTACGGCCTGGACCTTACCCCCGAACCAAACACCTTCGCCACCTTCAAAGGAAAGCCCTGCATCCAGTCAATGGAAACAGGCAAGCACAAAGAAGGGATGCGCCATGAAGTAGCCCTCACTCTTATCTCCGAGTACTTCCACCGAGGCGAGGCCCAAGACACCACCGAGGCGATGATTCGGGGGTTCTGCGAAACCAACCAAATCATGGACCGCTTCGAGCGTGACTACCTCCGAGCCATCCGAGACGCTTACTCCGGCAAAGCCGCCTACTCCTACGGATGCTACTCCAAGATCAAACAAAAGTTTTGCTCCGGGACCTGTAAGCTGTATACTAGCCTCAACCCAAGCAAGCGAGCTCAAGTCCTAGATGCTCCAACAAGTTTACCGTCCGCACCACACACAACCTCCCCCGAGCCAACCATGACGGACGGCTCGGGGGGTTCTCCAATCTTCCCAGATACCGCAAAGAAGGGGCCTCTCGCCACCATCGGAAACATCAAAGCCCTGCTCGATTTCTACAACATCCAGGTCGGCTACAACCTCATCAAAAAAGACATCGAAATACGCATCCCCGAGCTAGAACTACTAAAAGACAACGCAAAGTCCAACGCCCTGATCCACATAGTCTCGCTTGCCAATAGCCACCGACTCCCAAGAGGCGGTGTCGAAGAATTCGTCGAATACTTAGCCTCCGATAATCCCTTCAATCCTGCGGTTCGGTGGATTACAAGCCAGCCCTGGGACGGAGTCAGTCGGCTTGGAGCGTTCTACAACACCATCACCGGAGCAAAAGACTCTGTTAAGGAGAGTAAGCAGCTCAAAGAGACGCTCATGCGGAAGTGGATGCTCTCCGCTGTAGCCGCTGCATTCAGTCCTAACGGCTCGGCGGGTTCAGGCATTCTAGTTCTGCAGGGCGCTCAATACATGGGAAAGACTAAGTGGTTCAAAGAACTCGTCCCAGCCGAACTTGAAATCACCAAAGACGGCATGATGCTTGACCCAAAAGATAAGGATAGCGTCTATCAGTGCGTGACCAACTGGCTCGTCGAACTAGGTGAAGTAGATGCCACCTTCAGGAAGGCAGACATAGCCCACCTAAAAGCCTTCCTCACCAAGGATACGGACGTTCTGAGGCTTGCCTATAGCCGTAAAACCTCCGAGTTCGCCCGTAGAACCGTTTTCTTTGCGTCTGTGAACCAGGAGGACTACCTCTCTGACCCCACCGGAAACAGGCGTTTCTGGACGATTGAGTGTAGCGCCATCAACCATACCCACGGGCTCCCCATGCAACAGGTTTGGGCCGAAGTCTATGAGCTGTGGAAGAGCGGAGAAAGCCACTACCTGACCACCGAAGAGATGGTAGCCCTCAACAAACACAACGAAAACTATCAGGTTAAGGATGCGTTTGAAGAACTGTTCCTTGAGCGGTTCGATCTTGAGAGTTCAAACACTGTGTTCATGCCTACAGGGGAGATCCTCAAGCACTTGGGGATCAACTCCCCAACCTCAAGGGACTTCTCAAGACTTAAAGCAGTGCTTAAGAATCTGAACATCCCAGTCCACAAGCGGGTGGGCGTGAGAGGGTATTTCGTTTGTGCCGTTCTAAATCCTAAAGACCGATTCGAAGAAGCGCAGTTCTAATAGCGCGTATCCTTTGTGCGTAGGAGTGTGGAGCCCCTGGATCACCTGAGCGGTGGTTCGGGGGTTTTTCGTTTTGAGGCTGAGTTGGGGCCGCTGGGGCCGCTTGGGGCACTGAAATTTTGACTACTCGGCCCCAAGAAAACCTAATGCTTACACCCCCTTATACTACTTGGGGCCGTTGGGGCACTATATATATATAACATTATGAATTATATATAGAGGGGGGTATAGACCGCACCCTAGAGGGGGGCACACGCAATTCTGGGAAGTTCGGGAAAAGTGCTGCCCCAAGTGCCCCAAGTGCCCCAAAATGAGTTAAGTTATTGTTTGTACAATTAAATTCTTGGGGCCGAGCAGTGCCCCAAGTGCCCCAGTTGGGGCCGTATAGTCAAAACTATTTACAACCTAAGTACTTTAATCAAGGCTTCCTCAAGAGAAGTTGAAGAAGGGCGCGGGAGTTCCGGTGGGCGCGGGGAGTCCGACTCAAGAGGGATCTCTGGTGCGGGAATGATCGGAATAGGAGCTTCCTCTATAGACGCATCCTTTGCGCGCGGGAGCTTCCCCAGGAGAGACCCTAGGTCTAGGACTGTCTTGTCCCGGCCCTTCCTAGCCTCAATGTGGAGCTCGTATCCAAGCGCGGTGAGGATGTCCGCTAATCGCCGAACCGTTGGCGTAACCTCTCCCCGCTCAATGTTAGAGATCGGCCCTTGATAGGCTCCCCCGCCTCGAATGCCTGAGAGGATCTCGGCAAGGGCTATCTGACTAATACCTGACTCTTTTCTAAGGTCTCGTAGTGTTTTCATGTGCATCCTTTGCGCGTGGGTTATTCGAGCCAGAAGCGATTAGCCTTGGCCATGTCCCAAGCGGTGTTCCACAGTTCAGAGTCGGCTTCGTGCTTGGCCAGTAGTTCTGGCGTTTCGTTCCCCTCGTCATCGCATGAATGAGTGAAGCCTCTACCTAGAACGACATGGAAAGCCTCGTCCATTGCCATGTTAGAATCGCAGTGGTTCCCAGTAGCACAGCACCCCTCGTAGGTAGTGCCCTTGTAGGACTCATTGAGCGCGATTACTTCGCGCATAGTGGACTCTCCGAGCCACTCGTAAACGATTCTTGAAAACACCCGCGCCAGTTGTTCTGTCGTGTTCATGCTAACCTCTCTTTGAAAAACTCAATAACCTCGTCGACTGATAGCCCATCAATCGAGTCTTCTGGGCAGTTGAAATTGGAAATAAGCCATTTTTCAGGATTCAGGACTGACGACTCATCGCCGAAAATGACATTCTCCGCATCGCCCGAAGGATAGACTGCGAAGTCTTCAACTTTAGGATGCCCCATGCTACCTAGAGCGTCATTTTTCCATGAGTAGTCCACTAGCCCGAACTCCAAAAACTTCTCTGGTATCCTTGTCTTGACTGGATGATTTAAATATTTCATGACTGTTTTTCCTTTATTTCGGCGTTAATATACTCAATTAAAATTTTTTCGAGTTTATAATACTCATTTCCTGAAAAATAAACTGAGGCAAAATCTCCATGCTTCACGCCGATTTCATCCTGAATAAATTTTAAAGCGATGTTGATTGCATCTTCAGTTATTGATTCGATTTGTTTTTTATTCATATTATCCTCTTTTTGCTTCATGTATTTCTGCAATGCACTGCTTGCAGTTTACTTTTTCATTGTCGAAGGAGCGTTTCGCCCCTCCGTAGATTCTCCTCACCCGCCCATCGACTGTTATGTTCATGCCATTATCACCGCACAGTGAAACCGATCCGGAGAATGGTTTTTTGACTGCCTTATGTATAGTTCCTGAGTCATCCTTTAGCTGTTCCATGTGTTCACCTATCCTTTCCGCGTTAGTCTTTTTTTACTTCAACTTGAATCCCGTCGATAAAAGCGAAAAGCAAGCTTTGCAATTCCCTTTTCGACACATACCCGCATCGCAAAACGTCATGTGTTCCCGTGCCTTCATCGCACATTTGGTGTAGTGTTACTCCACCATAGGCAAAACTTAGATGATAATTCCCAGCTTGAGGTTCAAGCTTGCCTTCAGCATTTCGCACATAGGCCATTTCGGGATTTCCCGTCATTCGATTGATGCGTGTTACAATATTTTCCAAATCTTTTTCAGTTACTCTTTTCATAGTATATTCTCTTTCTTTGTTTGGTTGTTTCCTCGCGCATCCTTTGCGCGTAGGGAATTGTTCCAGGGCGCAGGTCTCCCTGCCCAGGGAGACTTCCGTCTCACTAGGCTTTGCGTTCTGGTTTTAAATCTAGGTTATTTGAACATTACTTCCAGTTCATTAAACACCGTTAGAGCTGAGTCTAAGTCTGGATAATCTTTTTCTGTCCACTCTACTCTCGTTTCTGGCAGTAGGTTCACCGTTCTAATCTGATAAACATACTGACCATGTCCGAAGGCTATCGACCACAGTTCATGATACCTAGTCGAACTCTCTTCTACTGTATCGATGATCCTAAATGTATGTTGAGCAAGTGGGCGATGTGTTCCAATTCCTGCATAATATCTGTTCATGTAGTCCTCTCCATTCTGATTAGATTAGCCTCATCAGTCTCCGCATTACGGAGAGACACTCCTTTCGGAGTGTTTCGGCCTCTCGTTATTCATTCATCATGATCCCGTTTCATAGATGGAAGCACGGCCTCGGCAAGGCGGGCATTCTCCGATGCAGCGATGGCGCGGCCTTCATTCAGTTCGATTTGATGAATCGCAGTTTCGACCATTGCCCTAGCATCATCGGGTGAGCGGCATACCTCGCTCATATTCACTTCGTCGGCGTTCAGCATCCGGCAAATGGTTTTGGCGGTTTTTTCGCCCCACACGGCCCCGACCGATTCACTTTTGAATGGGTTCGAGCCATGCCATACGATTATAAAGGTATTTGATTGATAAACTCTTGGGTAATAACTAAACATTTTAGTCCTCTTTCTGTATCTCGTTTCGGCTTCATTGCCTCACACCTTTAGTAATGCAGAGACCATGCCAAAATCAAAACCTAATAAAATCAATGAGATCCAAAATGACACACATACTTTTTTTGTATTATTTATAGGCAGTGTCTAAAATTTTTACATGGTCAACCAAAATCGTCGCCTTTGCTCTCGCTCTATATATGTAGACATGGGCCCTCCGATCCTACCGATCCAGTTGACCTTGACAACCCTCCAGGTCGATTATGGTCTAACCCCTTGAAATCATTGAACTTTTACCACAACTCATAAGTAAAACTTCTATGTCTGATAATAGTTATTATGTAAACTCTGAACAATTACAATAAGTTACGAGGCCAAACTAAAGTAGAAATATTAATAAGTGACCTTTGGTATGAACCTTGCATAGTTCGAACCCCCGAACCACCGAACCTAAGCCCTTGTAATCATTGCACATAATGCCCGGTGGTTGAATGACTCGATAGAGCTCGTTGATTTTAAAGGGTTTTCGTTGATGAGGGTAAAGGAAGTCGATTGACGGGGGGCTGGGGGGTCATGGCAGTTCGTGGTCGCTAACGATTCA